TAAAAGCAAGATGTTTATGGGCTGATATAAGAGGTCATCACGGACATAAGTGGAACTATGAACCTGGAGACTATTATATGGGCAGAAATAAAAATAAAAGTAGGAAGTAATTAAATGGCAATCTTACGAGGCGGTAAAAGAATAGGCGGTATGGATATCAGAATAGGTATTCCTAGAGACCGTTCTATGGATAATATTAACCGTGACCCAAGGTTTAAACTAAAGGCAGGTGCTAATCCTGCAACTACTATTGGTAGATTTCAAGCATATGTAAACGAGGCAGAAGGATTTGCTCGTAAGAGTAAATACTATGTAATCTTTGATTTACCTAGAGGACCACTTACAGAAGTTGGTGCTGATGGTATGGTACAAGGTGGTGATTTTAGAAAATATGCTAATCAAGCCAATTTACAAAGAAGAGTACAAGCGTTTGTTCAATCAGTATCAATGCCTGATAGAACAATGAAAGTTAAAAAAGTAAAACACAATGGTCCTGCACGAAACATAGTGTACGATTATGAAATGGGCGATGTTAATATGACTTTCTTAACAGACAAATACGCTAGAGAAAGAGTTATGTTTGAAATGTGGCAGAAAACTAGTTTTAGTAATATGACACACAATTTTAGTTATTATGATGAGTATGTTGCACCTATAAACATTTTACAATTAGGTTCAACACCAGCAGTACAAGAGAGAGACGAAGCAACATATGGCGTAAGACTATGGGAAGCATATCCTACAAAAGTAGGTGAACTATCATATGCAGCCGAGACGAGTGAAGTACAGACATTTGAAGTTACCTTTACATATAGGTATTGGTTAAACTTTGCATTAGACCAACAGAATAAATTTCATATTGGTCAATCAGAATTTGCTCAACCTGTTATCAAACAAGGTGATCCAGGTTTCTTAGGAGGTATATTGAATAAATTACCACCTGAATTGAGAAGAGCAGGTAGAGGCGTGCTTGAAGATTTGAAACGAAGCTTTCCAATCGGCAAGATTACTGGTGGAAGAGTTATGCCTCCATTTAAGTTTCCACCACTAAATATATAAAAATTATTAGGAGATGAAACATTATGGCATTACCGAAGATTGAAGTCCCAACATATGAGTTGACATTACCTTCAGTAGACCAACAAGTCAAATACAGACCATTTCTAGTTAAAGAAGAGAAACTATTAATGATGGCATTAGAGACAGGTGAAGACGAAGCGATGAAAAACGCTACGATTGACCTAGTTAATGCCTGTACAATGGGTAAACTAAAAGCAGAAGATTTACCTATATTTGATATTGAGTATTTGTTTTTAAATATAAGAGCAAAGAGTGTTGGTGAAGTTGGTAAATTTCAAGTAATCTGTCCAGAAGATAAGATTACACTTATACCAGTTGAGATAGACCTAACTACGGTAGAGGTCCAGGTAGATGATAAACATACTAATAATGTTGTGTTAGATGAAAGTAGAAAACTAGGAATAGTTATGAAGTATCCTACGCTTAAACTTGTACCAATGGGTATAGATAAGGAAATGAACGCAGACAAAATCTTTGATTTGATGGTGTCTTGCATAGACCATATCTATGAGGGAGACAAGATTTACCCCGCTAAGGATTCTACTAAAGCTGAACTAGTTGAGTTTTTTAATAACTTAAATACTGACCAGTTTGCATTAATCAGAAAGTTTTTTGATGAAATGCCTAGATTGAGACACACATTAAAGGTTGTAAATCCAAAAACGAAGAAGGAGTCCGAAGTTACCTTTACGGGACTACAAGATTTTTTCGTATCTGCCTCGCCCACGAATCCCTAGAGGCCTATTACGAAACTAATTTTGCACTTATTCAACATCATAAATATTCGTTGAGTGAGTTAGAGAATATGATTCCGTGGGAACGGGATGTATATGTGGGCTTATTAGTGAAACACATTAAAGAAGAAAAAGAAAAGGCACGAAGAGAAAGCGCTGGTAAAGCTGGTGCAAGTGTGCCAAAAGGAATGATATAAGGAGTTTATGAAAAGATTAGATATATCAGACGCAACTGCTGTGTCAATGCCGATGAAAAATTTACTTGCTATTATAGCGGCTGTTTGTGTTGGCGTGTGGGCATACTTTGGTGTCTTGGAAAGATTAACCTCATTAGAGACAAAAGCACAATTAGCAGAAAAAGATTTAGAACAATCGGTAGAAATGTTGTTGCAAGATTTAGAGAAGAATACAGAATTTAGAATTAAATGGCCACGAGGCGAAATGGGTAGTCTTCCTGCTGATAGTGAGCAATTTATGTTGATAGAGGATTTATATAAGTCAGTTGAGAAGATTGAGAAACATTTAGAGGATATGAAAAACAACAGAATTAATATTGAATTTTTGCAGAAACAAATGTCAAAAGCAAATGAGGATATTGAGAAATTAAAGGATGCTGATAGAGAGCATAAGTACACAAACGGAAATAACTAGGGAGAGTTATGATAGAGACGGTAGTAGCACTATTGATGTTCGTTAACCACGAGATAAAGGAACACCGAATACAACCATCTATGTCGGAATGCCTAAAAGGCAAGAGAGTAGCCGAGAGGACCTTAAAAGAAAAAGGTTCTATTCAATATAAATGTATTAGAAGTGAGGCAGAACTGGAAGAGAACATAGACGGCACACTTACGATTAAGAAATTAATATTAAATTAGGAGAGAGATATGTTTGAAGAACAAAAGAAGTCCGCAGTAGATAAGATTAAATGGGTATGGTGGTTTCTAAAAGAAGAACTACCACAATTCTTATCAAACTGGAGAACGGTACCTAGATTAATGATGGTATTGTATGGTCTAGTATTCTATGAAACTATGACTTGGTTTATGGCACTTGAAGCACCTAATAATGCACAGGCTGGTTTCGTATCAGTTGTTGTTGGGGCAGGTGCTGCTTGGTTTGGATTATATGTAAACGGAAAATCATCTAAAATTCAAAAGAAGTAAGGAACACATAAATGGCAGCTGTAGCATTACAGAATACAACGGTAGACCAACTTAATAAAATTATTGAAGTTGTTGGTAAGAAATCTTTTAACCTTGTACAAGGTATTAAGACTAGTGTTGCACCTCAATTAAATAAAACTATTGCAGATACAATAGATAAATTTCAACAAGGTGGCTTAAAAACACAAAACAACGCCATAAATGCTCTACAAGACCAGATGAGAAAGTTAGGAGTTAGTGTTGAAGACCTAACTTCTGGTTTTGAAAGTGCTAAAGACATACCTGAAGGTCTTAAATCTCTACAAGCTGCAATGAGATTTAGAGAAGATACTAAAGTCAAAGCAGAAAAAGAAGTAGAAACATTAAGAAAACAAGGTATATCTGCTAGAGTAGAACAAGTAGGACAAGAGTTTAAACCTATTATACTTACACAAAAAGAAGTTGTCAAAGAACAAAAAGTATTATCAAAAGAACAAAATAATCTATTAAAAGAAGAAAAAGAATTACAAAAAGAAGTAAAAGCATTATCTAAAATTACAAACGAAAAAGAACGAATAAAACAAAGTGTTGCTCTTGCTGAAAAGTCAAGGAAACTTGAAGAGAAAAAAGAAGAGAATTTAAAAAAACAAGAAGAACTACAAACAGACCAATCTAATGTTAGAGGTGCAGGTGGTCAACAAGACCTAAACCCTATGTTAAGTGGTATAGGTATGCAGTTAGAAGGTGTTGTAGATAGTATCAAAGCACCGTTTGTAGAAATAGGTGAACTTGCAAAAGGTATAGGTAAGACATTTATATCTTTTGGTAAAGGTTTATTAACACCAATTAAATCTTTGAAAATGTTTGGCACAGCAGTATTGACAACAACACTATCATTTTTACCAATCATATTAATCATACTTGCTGTTATCGCTGTATTAGCAGTTATTATGTTTAAGTTTACAGCAATCAAAGATGGTATAGTTAAGTATGGTGGTATGTTAGTTGACGCCATAATGGCATTACCTAAATTTCTAAAAGAGAAGTGGGATGCCTTTACAAATTATATTGGTAGTCTAAAAGATAGTCTAGTAGAGAAGTGGGACGCACTAACAGAAAGTATATCTAACTTTGGTAGTAAGATATGGAATAGTATTAAAGGTGCCTTTGGTAAAGTTGGTGATTATATATCAGACATATTTAAAGGTATGTACAATGCGATTGCAAATAGTAAACTAGGTAAGATACTAGGTATGAAACCTGTTGCACTATCAACGGACGCAGAAGGCGTTGGCACAGAAACAGCTGATGGCGCTAATGTACAAGCAGCAGACGCTGATAAAATTAAAGAACAAGTAAATGAAAACAGCATTGCTGGTATGAAAGAAAAGTTTGAAGAAAAAGATAAAAAAGTATTACAAGATGGCACTATCGCAAGTGGTAATACTAATGTCATTACCGTACAACAAAATCAACCAGTCAACAATACGCAAAATGTTGGCAGTACAGGAATGATTACGCAAGGTAACGGTGCAAATCCTGATAAAGGAAGTGTGTACGAAAAGTTATCTGATTTTGCTTAATATTTACCTAATTCATCTTCGGTTAGAATTTTAAATTTCCAACCTTGTAAATCACAAAAGCGCTTAGCGGCACCCCATTTGGCTTTGTTTTTGATATAAGCCATACTCTCATTGAGATATGCTCTAGTCTTACGAGACCTAGGTTTAGGTTTGATTGTAAAGGCTTTTGGTTTTATCTCAATGAGATATTTGTCTTTCTCGGTGACAACAAAGAAGTCAGGAAAGTAGTTATGTAATTTCTTATCAATAGGATTACGATATCTTACAACGACTTCTTCACTACCCCAATGTTTAATGCTGTCGTTTCTATCGCAGTATACCATAAACTTACGCTCCCAATTAGAACGATATATAATGCGTTTTACATTACCTAAATACTTGTCTTTGTTTTGTGGAGTAAATCGGCCTTTATAACTTGCTGTTGGCATTATCTAGGTTTCCTGTATAAATATTAGTACAACTCATAAGGATATTTATATATGGCGTTTACAAGTAAAATAAGTCAAGTACTAAAAGGTAGAGTTAATTCTGGTGCAAATAGTATCAAAGGTTTTGTTGATGGCGCAGTAGGCAATATCAATAGTCAGATAGATAACTTTACTTCATCATTTACAGGATTGCAATCTGCTGAAGCTACAAAAGCGAAAGCGGCAAGTATACTTAACTCATCTCCACTAGAGATAGGTCAAGGTGG